ACTGGTGTAGTCTGACCAGTAGCAGTAACATTGGTTAATGTTTGTTCAGGCATACTCACATGAATCATAGTCTCCGTACGAAATTCCAGTTTCGGATCTGTTACAGGAATCGTATACGGAGGAATACCTGCCCGAGCATTGTTAACACCATCAGTCAATGGCTCACAAAACATCTCAACAATAACACACCTAGAATACTTCTGAATTGACATAAAATGAGTCATCTTAAAATGAGAAGACCATTTCCATTCATAATTCTTAGGACCTTGAATATAATAGTTTTCAGTTTGACCGGGACCAATAATAATTTCAGTAGTTTCATGACTAAACACCTTAGAAACACCAGGAATTTCCCAAAAACCACTAGTATAGTCATCAGCAGAATATTGCACATTAAGAAGACCATTTCTCTTCTGATCTTGAATAGCATCAGCAAGCACTAAAGCTGGTTGTTTAGTACGAGAGATAGAATCAGTCACAGTATTGGACCCAGAATCAAAAGTTGTAGCTGTCGGAGTCCCAGTAACTTTAGGAGCGCAATTGTGTAATTTAAGTTTAAAAGTTCTAGCAGTATTATTTTTAATATCCACTTTAATCCATGAATTCACAATACGAAACTGATAGCCACTGCCAGCACTTGGATTCAAAGCAGGATCTATACCCATTGCAGGAGGAGTAGCAAAAATTATCTTTTCAGGATAAGGACTAGTAGCATCACCAAAAAACAAATTTTTAGCAGCAGTTAAAAGCTCGAAAGCAGAAAAATGCCAATCCGTATAACCACTATTCATCATATCAGCAAGAGTCAGAACACCCTTCTTATTAGCAGGAATTTGGAAACTCCAATTACCGGCATGATAAGCGACCACACGTCCAGTAAAATCTTGATTATCAAGTACTTGGCGCACTTTCTTAGCAAACTTAGGGTTAATTTTTTCTTTTTTAGTTCCAACACCTTTACGCAACCCTTTATTCTTGGCTGTAAGTTTCTTTGTAGCATAAAACGTACTCAACACAGCATTATCATTCAAACGTAACTGATTTTTCGAGGTTGAACGTTTTCGTTTTTTATTACTTGGTGTAGTAGGAGTCATTGGTGCAGATCCAGTTACAGCCATTTTTTTATTATGAAAAAGAGCGGTAACGACCAACACCGCTAGGAGTAGGCTTTGTACGAGGAGCAGATCCAACTTTATAAGGTCTAGAACCGATAACCTTATAAGTACGAATTTTCTTATTGTAAATTTTTCGTCTATAACGCCACGTATCGGTATTATAACCTGCCCATCTACCCAAATCTCCCATATATCTTAAATAAGGAGGCAAATAACTATCAAATTGATCTCCAACAAATTGTCCCGCTTTGGAGAAAAATTTGTACTTAGAACGTTTTTTAGCTTGCTTCTTAGCATTCCAATACTTATACTTTTTTGGCATGATTTTATTAGATAAACCCAAATCTTCGTTGTCCTTGAATAAGGTTTCTAATATGTCTCTCATGCAATATCTGTCTCCGACGTCTCTTAGCAGCTTCATGTTGTCTTCGTCTAACCCTCCATATCAACTCGTCGTGGAGGATTCGTTTGAGTTTCTGCGGCGAGGGGACCACACGAGCAGGCCGTAACAAGTGGCGTCTCCAAGCGACTCTGGCCGCTGGTACATGTACAGGATTGTAACGGCCGCGCCAATAGCTATGATAACGATTCCACTTGTAGTTACGACGATCATGTATATCGTACTTGGGCCTAGGATATCGTCGGACATACATTTTTTTAGTGGAAACGCGTTATATTAAGTCTTCTTAATAAAGCTGCCAAAGTCTCCGCATCTAGATCAGGATACCATTGTCGTGGATCCAAGTTTGAGGTGATCCATATCTTTTCGGCAAGCAAGGGTCTGGAACTTCCTTTAATTTCCACTCTGACTGGATACCGGTCAAGCCAGCGCAAGAGATGGGAAATGTCAATACTTCCTCGAAATTCATCGATGATAACATGCTTTTGATGTTGGTAACCACACCAGAATTTCGTCCTTGGGTCCTTAGCATAAGAGTCCATTCCGGCATCATTCCAAGCTTTTCGACTCTTACCAGTTCCAGTAGCTCCCCAGAAAACGAAGCACTCTCTGATAATTGCTGGACATTGTTCAAAATCACTTGCAATTGATCTAAGCGCATTGTAACTAAGCACACGAACACTCGCAGGGATGGCAGATAGATCTCCGGACTGAGCGGCGGTCCAAACAGCTTCCCAATCTGTTTTCGAGTTCCTCCTAAAGGGCTTTGCTCCCAATTCAAATCCCGTTCCTTCAACCCGAGTTTCTTCTTTAAGCACATAAGCGAGGGCAGCTTCTGACCTGGACAGTTCGGCGTGACAGGCTCCGAACACTGTGCGACAAACTCTGAGGGATGTCTTCTTGCGGAAGGCGACCAACACTTGCCAGTGAAGGAATCCTCCTTCCCCAAGCTCAAGCTGGCCAGTGATGAAGCTGCACTGCGGGGGTAAGTAGGGCGTAAATTGCGACGAAGGTATGGTAAGCATCCAGTAAATTCCTTGTCGTCTTCCATTTGTAGTAGTAATTTTCGGTTATGTTTATCGTCAATAACATACCCGCTTAAATACTACTGTGGCGTCAAACTTTACCCCAACCTTTACCCCAGCTTTACCTATTAGCCGAGCTTTAACAGGGGTCAAGGTAAGGTTCTGACCGACTCGCAAGCGAGGGGTCTGAGAACCGAGAACCGCGATAGTAAGTAATACTGCAATCACGGTTCTCACTTTCAGGGTCACGTGATTGGGTGCTTACTATCGCTTAAGTTCTCTTTATTATGCATCAGGCCTAACATCCTGAAACGGATTTTCAGGCAAAGTCGTAACACCTGCACCAAGTCCCGAATCATAAAATTGGTACTTACGGAAGACCTTGTCACGACGTTGAGTAGCAGTTACAACTGGTGTAGTCTGACCAGTAGCAGTAACATTGGTTAATGTTTGTTCAGGCATACTCACATGAATCATAGTCTCCGTACGAAATTCCAGTTTCGGATCTGTTACAGGAATCGTATACGGAG